CGGCACTCTACATGATAGTAGCCCTCTACTCCCATTCCCTCAGGGATGGATGCGTTTGCTTGCAGTGTGGCTACAGCGTTATCGCCAAAACCGGATTGTTCTTTATGCATGGTTTCTCCTATGAGATGCGGATGATTGCAGACGTGTTAGTGACTGCCGGGAATTGTACGGTGAATGTATTAGCACTGGACTTGTCTGAGCCAAAATCCAGCACGCATACGGCGGGGTTTGTTGTGCCATTAGCCAAGTAAATCAACGCACCTCTTGCGGTGATTGCACCTGTCCATGCAGCGTTTGTAAAAGACAGATACGCGGTTGCCGCGCCTGTTTGGTTTCCAATTGTTGGAACTTGAGATACGGCTAACACCTGCCCACCAGCCGCATAGTTACCGCCAGAGGTTTCGCCTGTGCTTGTGTAGGCTGTGGTGGTCGCATCTAGCGTGGCAGCGTTGGTGTACAAGGCAATCTTATATACCTGAGAAGTACCAGTACCAAAATCAAATGCACCGTCTAGCAGTCCAATTAAAAATGTATTGGTGGTGAAGTTACCCGTAAAAGCCATCAAGTCACCGCCTGCCTAAATTGACCAGAACGATAAGCATCCTGACGCTCCATTCCATCTCCAAGGCGTTTAGCCAATGCGAGTGCTTCCTTGTACTTGGTGTCGTACAAGCCAATCATGTCTGCCTCGCCCTTCATGTAGGTATACGCTTCAACAAGTGAGCCATACAAGAGGACTGTGTCAAAGTTATCGCCCAGCCAAGTCTGACCAGAGGCTGCAACAGTGATTGACACGGGGTAATAGTAGTAATGCAGTTCCACAGAATAAGACGCATCAGGCGTCGGTCCCACAATGAAAGAGAGTTCATTGGTAATTGTGCTGGTGTTAACAGTTGGACCAAACAGTGCGTAGTATCTAGGAAGGCCTGTGTCCGTGGTTGGATTGGGATACGCCTGACGGATGAAGTTCACATCCTTGTTTAGCAGGTACTCATAGTTTCCTGTGGCATCAATCACAGCCAGAGAGTAGGTAGCCAAGTAATCTTCGGGGGCAGATAAGTACTTATTGCCGGAAGTCACGCTACCTGTCACGTTCTTGCGCAAAGACGGAAACTGAACAGAGTTGTATATACGCTGTTCAGCCTGAGTAATAAAGCGATTCAATTGCGTCGTTGAAGACACAACTGTGCTATCCGCCAAGGTGGTGGCGGGAAACGTATTTTCTGTATACGTTTGAATCGCTGTTATTAATTCCGTATAGGTCATGCCATCGGTCCGCGTGACATCACGCCTTTAGTCGCCGCACCTGTACCACGCATCTTGATGCCGGTAGTCTTAGTGTTGGTGTTTGCTGGGTTGCCAGCACTCACTCGCTTAGACGGCATACCACCGGGGGTAGACTGCTCGGCAGACATGTTGTTAGGGTCTTTTTTGTACGCAATGTCTGAGCCTGAGGCTTTGCCAGACATGGTGTGTGGTTTAGCATAGACGCTGGCTGGGCCAACTTCTTTGCCACCTTGTTTCATACTAAATTTAGCCATATTAACGACCTCTTTGGTTGTTTGCACGTGCCATGTTGCGGCCTACCGCTTTCATTGCTTCTCCAGACACGCCGGCTACTCCACCGTTTTTAAACTTGGTTGGAGCCATGCCTTGATGTAACCTTTTTTCATGCTTATGCACTGCACTAGCAATCATTTTTTTGTCTTGTTTTAAATCTGCTTTATCCATTTTTAGCTCCTAAGTTACGCTAACCGTTACTGTACCCAATTGCACCGATAAGGCCAAGTTATTTGGCGTTAAAGATGCATCAAAACTGCTTGCCCCACCAACAGGATTCCAGCCCCATTGAAAGATTCTGCTGCCCCCTTCGTTTGTCCCAGTGCCACTTTGTGTTGTGCCACCGTTGACATCCGTTTGCAACCCACTTGTTCCTGATACTACGTAACTCCGATCTGGTCGGGGGTTACGCAGAGCCTGAGGATCATCCACAGGAAACATGCCCAACTGCAACTGGGGATGGTCTGGGTCCCAGCACTGAGGACATACCAACAAGTCGTATCTCTTTAACTTGATGATCTCCGTCTTCAACACCTTCAACTTAAACCGAAACCCACAGCGGTCACATTCCGCAATTGCGTTCTTGCCGGATGCAAACCGATTACCCAAGACTACCTCCCAATGTAGGTCTGTCTAGGAACTAAGCGCAGGGCTGCCTTCTCATGGTCTTCATAAGCGGCTAACTCCCATGCCTCGTCATATTGTTGTTTTAGAACAGGAAGGCGCTCCATTCCGGTTGGCACCTTTCCAGCAATGTAATAAGACAAGCCAGCCGCCATACAGGGTATGAAACGGAAAGGAACGTCCATAATGTTTACGCCACCGCCTGCGTCCTGTGTTCTGCGCAGACGCCAGTAGTACAGCGTATATTGCTGTGCGTTGTCGGGTGTAGGCCAGACGGTAACAGCAGGCACTTGCTGCCAATACACGGTTGCTGCCGCATTGTGCGCAGCGGCTATGGTGTTTTGCTGACCACGGAAGCAGTTGTATAGCGTTCCTGATACAGCGTTTGTATTTTGAGTGATGTACCCGTAATTGATAATCTCGTTATCAATCTTGATAAAGCCTGCTGCGGGTAAACCCGTAACGTCGTCTACCACAATGGTTGTGGATGTACTTGTGATTGTGGTTGTTAGCGTACAAGCAACCGGTGTGGTCTGCCCGTTATAGCGTTGAATCCAAATCTGGATGGGTCTGGCCTGTTGAATCTTGTTAGGGATGGTTGCGTAAGTGCTTACGCTGATCCGCGTGATCGTCAGGTCTGCCTGTGTTGAGGCCTCATTACCACCAGTGCGTATGACATGCTCCAGCAGGTCTATGGTGTCGTTAGGCAGTGGGTAGGTGTTCTGGCCTTGGACTAGGTTGATGCTTCCCTGTTCAATTGTCCACAGGTTAATGCCACGGTTTGCCCAGTCGGCAAACATGATGTTTAAACTGCGTCTGGCGGTGCGCATGTCATAGCCAGTGCGTAGTTCACTACCGGCGCGTTCAAACGCTTCCTCAACCAGTTCGGTGAGGTCAAGGTTAAACGCTGTTAAACCGGAAGTGTTTGCCATTATCTAAAGCCTGCTGTTTTCTTTGCTATACCTTTGGGTTGAGCCACAAACTGTTTGCCTTTGGCTTTACCCGCACGCTTTGCACGGGTGGTTGCCGCATACTCCGCCGCGCTTAAAGACTTAATTGCCGCCTCTGGCAAATAACGCTCTCCCGTTTTGGAAGAAGGTTTCCCCGACTTGGTACGCCATTTCTGGTCGCCCCAGTTTTTAAGGGATTGCTGTGGCGCTTTCAATCTCTATAACCCCCGCCTGCTGCCTTGTACTTCTTTGCTACAAGTTGGGCTTTACGTGCTGACCATTGTCCTGCACCTGTACCCTGAGTTGCTGCGGCTTTTACTTGAGACACAATCCGCTTGCGCAGACTTGGTTTAGTGTAATTACCAGCAGCGTTAACTTTCCCACCCTCAGCGTACTGAGTAAAGTCGGTGTCATCCCTGCGGGCTTTTTTAGTTCCCTTGGGCATCTTGGAAGGGCTAATAGCGCCCATACCGCGACTTGACATCATTTAGCACATCTTTCCACGGGTTTTACCCTTAGTAGCAATACCGTCACCACGGCTAGATGCAGATGAACGAGTCATACCACCCTTAGCCATTTTGATAACTTTGCCGCCACCCTTTAGGTTGCCACGCTCCATTGCGGCCTGTCTGTCACCAGCCTTCTTCTTGTCAAGATACTCTCTTGCCATGCGGTCTTGGAAAGATGGGCTGTCATCAGTAGATGAACGGTTCTTCTTGCCAAACTCACTGCGAAGGTTTTGCATTCTTTCGGCTTCTCTAGCAATGCCGTTATCAAATCCGCCCTTTTTGGACATAGATGATCCAACACCTTCAAAGCCTGCTGTGTCCATAGCGCCGCTTCTGACTGCGTTCTTTACAGTCTTTAGGCTGCCCTTGCTAGGAGTCCTTGCTTTTTCGTTCTGGTTAAACTGATCCATCACTGCACGGCTTTGAGCCGCATCTTGAGCACCAGCCAAGTCACCAAACTCAGTGTCTTTCATGTCACCCATTGGCACAGCGGGCGATCTTGCTCCGCCAGTCAAATCCATGTCTGAAACCTTGCTGGTATCTACATCAGCGTCCTTCTTTCTGTTGGCTAACATGTAGCCAAGAGTTCCAAGTGCTGCAATTCCTGCTAAATCTTTTCCACGCATGGTGTTCTCCTTAACAATATTTCTTAGACATACCGCCAGACTTCATGCCCTTGCTGCCAGACATAACAATCTGAGTGCCCTTGGTTTTGCCTTTTGAGGCTACACCGTCTTTGCTTGGGGCTGCAGTTTTAACGCTGCCCATACCGGTCATACCACCAGTAGCCATCTTTTTCATTCCGCCTTTATTCATGCCCATCATGCCGGTTTTAGCCATAGGGGTGGGCTTTTTCATGCCGTCCTTAGCCGTGCTCATGCCGGGTTTCATTGTTGGCTTACCCATCGCAGAAGGCTTTGCGTCCTTCTTTTTAGCCATCATTGCCATAAATCCGGGGTTCATCTTGCTTGCCATAGTTCCGCCTTGTTTAAACAGTGCCTTATTACCATGATTGGTTTTTGGCTGGTTTGCTACTTGTGAATCAGCGCGGGTTCCCGTACTGAACTTTTTGCCCTTATCTGCGGCAGTGAATTCCTTGCCCACGGATTCAGGGATACCAAGCCGTTTTGAGGCGGCAGGATCATTGGCGACCATCGCCATAAGATTGTGTTGTGCTTTGCTCTTACTTGGCATCACCGTCCCGCTTGAATAAGCTGGTCAATCTTTGCCTCAAGGCGATTGAAACGTTGGTCAATGTGGTCTGTAATGCGTTGAATTTCTGCTTGAGTAACGTAATCACGTGCTACCTCCTCGCGTGTAATATTTAGAAGGCGTTCAACACGTTTAATGTCTTCGCCTACGTCTTTAACTTGGTTGAGTTTTTCTCTAATAAACAACCCAAAACCGCCCATTACGACGGATAGAACTGCCGACCAAATAAGGCTTGCTTCCATTAGCACATCCTTCCCTTGGTCTTGCCCTTCTGGGCTACACCGTCGGCTGCTGTTACATATCCACCATCTGCGCAGTTCCACGCTCTAAGACTCTTGTTAATCCTAGAGTTCGGGTCGTTCGCTGTTTTTGCGGATGTCAGTTTCTTTTTCATCCCACTCATGCGGGCGCAGAAAGAGTCGCGCCTTGATCCGCCCTCTGGTTGAGGCGGTTTCAAGTTGTGACCTTCTCTCTTCGCAGAGGCTCGGCCCTTGGCGTTCAGGCCGCCGTTGGGGTTCTTGCCTTCTTTGCGTGTCCATGCGGGACTAGCCATAAAACACCGTAATTTTTGCGCCAGTTGGCAAAGTTACGTAGACATCCGTGTAAAACAAAATACCCTCGCCGGGAATAATGTTTGCAAATGGGTTGTTTGTGTTAGCAGGAACATTAAATTGAAGGCGAATAGTGCCGCTAGAGCCGCCATCGGTAAAAATAATATCCCCAGCAGTGCCACCGGACAGGCATTGATAGCCTTTAACCCGGACACGCCCAGTAACCATAGTGCCACTAGCTTCAACGTGCGTCGCTAAAACGTCGGTTTGCATCATAATCAATCTCCTTGTTTAAAAACAAGGGGCCGAAGCCCCTAGGACTGATTAGTCAAAGTTACCGTATGGGTAAGTTGTGCTTGTACCGATGTTGCCATCAAGCTGTGTATAACGAACTGCCATGCTGAACGTGCCTGCTGTAATAGTAGACAACACACCGCTTGAACCGCCTGTGTAGGGGATGGTGATCGTCAAAACAACTTGAGACAAGACGTTGCTGTTAGGGCCAGAGCCTTGTGCTGGAGTGTAGGTTACGTCTGCACTGGTTGATTGGCAAGACAACAATTGAGCACCAGTCTGAGCCACGGTGTTGCGGCCTGTTGCAGCGTTCATGGTAGTGATACTGCCGTATGTGGTTGTATCAAAGTTATTACCAATCTTGCCAGTTACAGTGCCAGCAGTACCAGCGCTCAAAGTGATTGCTACGTTGGTGTCAATGAGGATGTCATTGATGGTAGAGCCATAAGGCACATACATAACGATACCGCGATACAAAGTACCTGTGGTAGTAGAAACTGTGTCAGCAGTGATGGTTGCTGCTGTTGGTGGATATGCCGTAGATGGCGTGTAAACGGTTGCGTTTACGTTAGGAATACCGTTGCCGTTAACAAACTGACCAGAAACACCGCCGTAACCAGCAGTTGCGTTTGTTGTGTTTGTTAAAACAACGTTAGTGTCTTGAACAAGCTGCATGTAACCTACGTTACGCAGTGGACCAAAACGGTTATCGCCAGCTAATACTGGGCCTTCAAATGTGGAACGTGCCATGACAAAAAGTCCTTATGCAAAAGTGCTTTTACCGATCGTTGCATCGTCTGCTGGGGCAGTGGTGGTAAAAGCGGATCACCCAGATGTTTTAAATATAACCTATGTTGCGTTTAAACACAACAAAAAAGGGGGCTTTTGACCCCCTTTTTTTTAGTAAGAACCAGAAGATGCGTAAACACCTAAAGGATCAGACCAGCCGAACGAATAACGCTCACGTGACTTGTAACGCACGTTGCCGGTATCAAAGTCGCCGTCCATGCTGTTTTGCAGCGGTGTACGAACGAAGTGCTTCAAACCGTTAGGCACGTCAGTTGTCAAGAACCAAGCACTGGTATCTGTCAAGAAGTGGTTGATAGACCAGCCTTCAGGGATAGAGCCATTGTTCTCAATTGCGTTGATGTCGTTGTTGTTAGTACCAACGCGGAGTTTGGTCTCTAACAAACGAGTAGCAACGAACTGGAGTGCTGGTGGGATGATCAACTTCTTGGGCTTTGCAGCGATCAAGAGGCCACGCTCGTCTGTCCAAGCAGCGATAGCAATAACGGCGGCTTCTAAAGAAGTCTCGTTAAGGTCGGTTTGCACAGATGGAGTGTTTCCGTTGACACCACCGTTAACCAAGGGGTGATTAGCAGAGAACAAAGGTTGACCGTCGCCGCCAACGTATTGGGCAGAGAAGCCATTGTTCAAAACTGAAGCAGCCTTGACTTGCTTGGTGTAAGCCATAGCACGGGCCAAACCTTTGGTGTAACGAGCAGACAAGCTGTCGTACAAGTTGTCTTCAATCGCTTCTTCAGTGATTGAGAAACCCAAAGCAATGGTCTCATGGTTATAGCGAGTAGTCCATGCCTCTTGAGCATTGTCATAAGCGATGGCAGAGCCTTCGTTCTTGACAGGTGCGGCAGAGAAGCCAGACAGTTTGGTCTCTTCTTCAAAAGAACGCTCTGAGGTTTCGGTTTCATAAATCTCTTTATGTTCCTCACCATAACGGGCGTACTCTAGGCCGAACAGTGCGTTCAAGCCGGGAAGGAGTTCTTTAAGTAGTTGTGCGCGTGAAATAGCCATTTTAAATTACTCCTTAAGCAATGCTAGTGGCAGCGTAGTACTGGTGTTGACCAAAATTGATCTTAACCAGCAACTCTGGATACTGAGCAAACACAAGCGTAGAGCTAGCAGCAAAAGCTGTAACCGGGGCTTGGTTCAAGATGAACGAAGTTGCACCAGCAGCGGCTGCTGTGTCAACAAACGAACCCGAAGGGATGTACTGACCATTAGCAGCAAGTGAACCAACGTCTGTACCGACAGGCAATGCGTAAGGCAAAGCGGAGCAGGTAACAGTAGCGGTAGAGATGCTGGTGTAGGTGGCAGTACCCAAGGTGACAACGGTGTCAGGCACTAAGCCCAAAACACGGATTGGCAACGCATCGGTAGTATCTGGCGTGTTAGTGGGAGCCAACAAAGAGTTGAGCGAGTCGCCAGTGTTCACGTTACCAGTGGTGTTGTTGATCATTGCCAAGTTTTGACCGATCATGGCGCGAGCGCCAGAAGCAACAGTAGTACCAGAAGAACAAACGACAGCTTTAAACACTGTGTCAGGATCATCACAAACAATAGCAACTGCATCACCAGCTAGCGTTGAAGCGGGCCAGTATTGAGCAAATTGTTTTTGCTTGGTGGTTGGGTTTGTGTAAGAACAACCCAAGAAGACGCCAGTAAGAGTACCAAGAGTACCAGTACTAACACCAATACGCGCAATATTTCCACGGCTCAATCCAACGAAATCGCCATAAAAAATATTAGTTGCGTATCCATAAGGGATCGCATATTCACGGGTAGAACCCGCAAACACTTGACCACCGATCAGATTGATCGGCTTTAGGCCGTATGGGGCCGAAACAACGGGGTAAGCCATTTAGGACTCCTTAAAAATAATTAATAACCTGACCCAAACGAGACTTTAGTTGTCTTTTCAGAAAACTTCTTCATGTTTGGATGACTGTCTTTCATAAAGCTGTTGTCCACTGATTCCATGTTTGCTTTGTTCTGGGACTCGTAATACTCAGCACGTTGACCCAAGAACTCTGCCGGAATGCGGCATAACAACAGCCCGCCGACCTCAATGTTGCCTTGAAAGCGTCCATCTTCTACGGCGTGCATCATCATTTCCGGATACTCTTCTGCTTTGCAAGGCTCATAACCTTCGCGGAAACTAGAAGAAATATTTTTGGCGTCTGCAGAACCCATCATGCTTACACGCACCCAACGATGTTTCCATCCGGGGCGGTCATCAGGGCTAGGCAAACCTTCCGGGCGACTCCATCGCTCAGGGCGACGCATTTGTTGTGTACGACTACCAGCTTCGCGTGGTTTACGTGTTTGAGCTTCGGTCATCCTGCGTTCCTTTCAATGAGTGATACATGTCTTGCGTATTCTTCTGGAGTAACACCAAGTTTTCTCGCCAGAGATACCTGACGTGGGTCCAGTTTGATACGTGAAGGTGGAGTACTGCGAGTTGCGGGAGCAACTACAGAACTCATGCGGCGCGGAGGAGTGGCCTCTTCTGCCATTGTTGACGTCTTTCTTTGAGGTTCGTCATTTTCCTCGGCTATCCCAAATTGCTCTGGGAAGCGTTTGCGAATGGTCCTATCGATTGTTTTGAAATAATCTTCGGAACCAATGTAGTCAGAACCATACTGCTTTTGTAACTTTTTGTCAAGTCCCATTGCAGCCATAGTCATTTCTTCGTCCACTCCAAACCATTCTGAGTTGTTTTCAACCCATTGTTTAGTGCGTGGGTTTGTATTGGACTGTTGGCGGGGCGGCTCTGATGGCTGAGAAACAATAGGCGTCATGGTCTCGGCCTTGTCTAGCCTGAGAGATGCCTTCGTTACCTCTACCTGTGCTTCTGCAAAAGCATCAGCGTCACCGTCCTCAAAAGCCTTTTGTAACTTCTTCTTGGCGTTGTCCAACTGCAGTTCTGCGGTGGATTTGTTTTGCTCAATGAAGACTTTACTGCCGGACTCCAATTGGTCTTTGAGGCGTTTGTTTTCCTCATAGACGCTCTTGGCAAAGGCTTCCGCCTCTTCACGTTCACGCTGTGCGGCCTTACGGGCGCGGCGTTCATTGTGGTAGTTGTTGGTGTATTTCTTGAGTTTATTGCGGACAGTCTCGTCGTACTGCGCAAGTTCTTCATCGGTTGGGTCTTCTGACTCAGCCTTTACTTGCGGTTTCTCTTCGGTGTCCGTATCAATCTCTAACTCCTGCTGAACAGGGGTTTCTTTCTCTTCGTCAGGGAATGTAAATTCCTCGCCTTTGTACTCTGTTGCCATGTGTGCTCCTTATGCAGCGCGTTGAATGCCACGGGGGTCTTCCACGGTTGCCTCAACCGAGTCATCATTGATGATGCGGAATTCGCGACCATGAATCTTCAGGCGGGTGCCTGAATTTGGACGGACGATGACAAAGTCACCAACCTTGCAAGAAGGACCGTTAGGGAAACGGCTCTTGTCTGTATAGGCATCAGGACCCAACTTGACGACAAAAAGTACAGGCGTTAAAACCTCTTCGTAATGCATCGTTTTGGAATCTTTGACTAGACCTACCTCACTATCGGCATATTCCTCCATAGC